CGGATGTGTTTACTTTGTTCTCTAAAGCGATTGACCCAAAAACCGGTAAACAGATAATGACTGATGAAGAATTTGATCGAAGATACATTGGTACTTCGTTTTACCGTGGGCTTGAAAGTAGTAAAAAAGGTCGAGAGTTGTCAACTGCTATCGGTAACTTTACTTGGGGTTCAGGTAATTTGGCGAAGTTTTTGACGAAGGCTATCCAGTTTGGGTATGAGGGCGACAACCTGAAACAGCAGGCTTACGCTGAACTGTTCAACAAAGTCGACGGCAAATATGTTAACGATCTAGCAGTCAACGAGGTTCGTGCTTCTACACCGTATTTGGCTTTGAAAGATATTGGTAAACAATACTTTTTTGATTTTGCTGATTCGCAGGTTGAACAGGTTTTGGCTGGTACGCCGAACGCTGATGGTGTGGCTGTTTCTCGTGATGATTTGATTCGTAAAGCTCGTCTTGCTGCGAAAGCAACGTATGGGCATTTGTCGGAACAGATTGATGCAGGTTTGACGTTAGAGGATTTGTCTGCTTCGTATAAGGAGAAGGCTGCGAAACTTTTGGAGTTGGACCCGAACACGATCAATTTTGCTACAGATTTTAGTGATGCTTTGAATTATCGTAAGGATGGGCAGCCTCGTGTGTTGTCGATGTCTGAGTGGGAGACTGAGTTGCGTACTAACGATAAGTATAAGTATTCGTTTACTAAGCAAGCTAATCAGGATGCTACGAGTATCGGGTTGGCTATTGCTCGTGCGTTCGGAAAGGTTCAATAATGTCTGATATCGGTAGTTTTACTTTCCCTGATCTTGGTATTGAACCGCTTACACCGGAACAGTTGGCGGCTGTTGACCCTGCACAGTTGGCAGCGGTTGAAACAGCGTTAAACATTCCTGGCGCAGAACGAGTAACCCAACCTGCACTACGGCAACAACAAGAAGAAACGGTGACAGAAAGCGAAGCTGAACGTATTGCCCGTTTGGATCGTGAGTCTGCTGAACGTATTGCTAGGCTTAATCGTGAATCTGCTGCGCTTGACCGTGACTCAAGACGGTTTACACCGTCACAAGACGCAAAGAACACCATCAAATCTGTATTGGCGACCTATGGATTAGGCGATCTTTCAGACTATTTGTACGGTGTTTATGCGCGACAAGAAGTAGATATCAATAACCCTGACGCACTTGTTTTTGCTATTCGTGAACAAGATGCATACAAGAAACGGTTTGCTGCGAACGCCGCACGAGCTAAAAAAGGTTTAGCCGAACTAGATCCGTCATCCTATTTGCAACTAGAAAACAGTTACCGTCAACTCCTGCAATCGAACGGTTTACCGCCAGGTTTCTACGATCAGACAGAAGATTTTACTGCACTACTTGAAGGCGACGTATCGCCACAAGAACTACAGACACGTGTACAAGAAGGTTTCAGAGCTGTACAGGATGCTGACCCTGAAGTTAAACGGCAGATGCAAGAACTGTACGGTGTCAGCGAAGCAGGGTTGGCGGCCTACTTTTTGGACCCGACTAAGGCTGCACCGATTTTGACCCGTCAGGCTGAGGCTGCGAAGATTGCGGCACGAGCCAAAGAGCAAGGCAACATCCAGTTGCAGTTCGCTACCGCTGAGGAGATCGCGGCACGTGGGATTACAGCACAAGAAGCCCAAGCAGGGTTCACGGCTTTAGGTTTGCAAGAAGGTTTGTACACCGAAATGATGGGCGAACAGGCTTTGACCCAGCAACAAAAGGTTGGTGCCGCACTTGGCTACGATGTTGAAGCGCAACGTCAACTCGCTGAACGCAGAGGAACCCGCAAAGCGGCGTTCCAGGGTGGCGGCGGGTTTACTAAAACTACTGGCCAAACATCAGGTACCGTACAAACCGGTCTTGGTGTAGCCGAATAATTCGTATACTTGACAACCACCCTTAGTGGTCATATACTCACATCTATCCCATTAGGGATAACCGTCGGACCCCCCGATTTCGACGTGTAACACACGGGTGAGATTGCAGCCATTTTGACTCCTCTGGTCAAAGTGTGGGCAGAAGGAGTGGGTCATGTCAGATGCAAACTACGAGTTTGAAGAAGACGCTAAGGACCAGGTTGAACGGAATCCAGTACGCGCACAGCTTCGAAATCTTGAAGCTAAGAACAAAGAACTGGAAGCCAAACTGTCAGCAGCAACAGAAGCCCAACGCAAGTTGGCGTTTGTGGAAGCAGGCGTTGATATTAACGCACCTTCTTCACGCTACTTTGTTAAAGGTTACGAAGGCGAAATGACAGCAGAAGCGATCCGACAAGCCGCCCAGGAAGTGAATCTCATTGGTGCTACGCAAGTGAAACCGGAAGTTCAGGCAGAACAAAATGCTTGGAACAGGGTGTCAAAGGCAAAAAGTTTCGGTGATAATAGCGAACCTGAAGTGGATTGGAATACCAAAATCCGTAACGCCAAATCTCAAGACGAAGTTATGCAGGTATTGACTCAAGCAAGTCAGGCATCACAAAACATCTAGCCTCAAAGCAAGTCTTTGGGGAGAAAGACCTCAAAGGTCATGGCAATTACACAAGCAAGTTCACTATCAGTCGATCAGACAGCGTTTGATCAAATCGCATATTTCGCGCTTCGCGCAGAAATGCTTTTTGACGCTGCAGCAGACGTTCAACCTGTTGCACAATCAATGCCTGGTTCATCAGTTAAGTTCACGATTTTTTCGGAACTCGCTGACGCAACTTCAACACTCGCAGAAACAACCGATTTGACTCCGACAACAATGGCGGACAGTCAAGTTGAAGTTACTCTTGCAGAGTACGGCAACACAATTAACACGACAGCAAAACTTCGTGGAACTTCGTTCCTTGACGTTGATGCTGTTGCAGCCAACTTGATCGGTTACAACGCAGGATCGTCAATCGATACTGTTGTCGCTAACGTTTTGAAGGCTGCAACGAACGTGATTTACGGTGGTGGCGGTGCATCAACCCCAACATCGAACGCCACAGTTCAAGCAGAAGACATCATTGAAGCGAACGATGTTCGTATCGCTACAGCACAGTTGCGTGGTTCAAAGGCACAGTCATTCAACGGAATGTACATGGGTTTCATTCACCCAGACGTTTCGTACGATCTTCGCCGCGAAACCGGTGCAGCGTCTTGGCGTGACCCGCATAACTATGTGGATACAGCAGGAATTTACAATGGCGAAATTGGCGCATTTGAGTCAATTCGTTTCATTGAAACTCCTCGCGCACCATTGGATTTGACTGGTGGATCGGCTTCAACAGTTGACCTCTATCAGACAATCATCATGGGTCGTCAATCATTGGCGAAGGCACACTCGATCACAGACGGCAACGGAGCATATCCGAAGGTTGTGCGTGGTCCAGTAGTGGATTCGTTGATGCGTTTCAATCCGGTCGGTTGGTACTGGTTGGGTGGCTACGGAATTTTCCGTCAGGCAGCTATCCGTGTTCTCAACACATCGTCTTCACTTGGTGGCGCATAAACCCATCTAGTTGAAGTAAGTTAATAAATGAATGTAGGGCCAGGCAGTTCCCCTTCTGTCCTGGCCCTACTTTCGTATGGTGTATAGTGTCCGTGTGAGAGGTTCTTATGTCGATTTCTAATTATGCTGAAAACAAAATTTTGGAACATACCACAGGTAAAACTGCTTGGACTATTCCTACAAACGTGTATGTGAAGCTACATACTGGTGATCCTGGTGAGGCTGCAACATCTAATGCTGCTACAGAAACAACACGCAAAGAGGCTTCTTGGGCTGCGGCTTCGTCGGGTTCTATTGCTACTTCAGGAACTTTGGAATGGACTAACGTTGCGGCAACTGAAACGATTACGCATTGGTCTTTGTGGGATGCTTCGACTGCGGGTAATGCTTTGTGGACTGGTGCTTTGTCAACGTCTGCTGCTGTTACTGCTGGGGATACTTTTCAGATCACCACGCTTACGCTGTCTCTCGATTAGTCGTAGGGGGTAAACCCTATGGCGCAGGCAGCAGTTACAGGTTTCGCAGAACCGTTTTCTGATACACGCCCGTTTTATCGTGGCACTTATTTTCGTGTTGTTAGTCGTACTGCTACGGGTTCTGGTGGTGGTACTTCTGGGGTTGCTTCTGGTTCTGCTCAGATACGGTTGGGGCAGTTAACCGATTTCAGTTTCCCGTTTAGGAACGGTGGCCGTTTTTATCTTGGTGTTCGTGCGGTTCTTACTGTTACTGCTACGGCTTCGGGGTTGGGTACTGCTTCTTCTGTTGCGAATGTTTTGCGTCAACGTCAAGGAACGGGTAGTGGTGTTGGTAGTGCTACTGCGGTAGGGGTTCTTGTTGTTGTTCGTACTGCGACAGGTTCGGGTGTTGGAACTATGGATTCCACAGGTTTGCATATTGCGCCACGTACCGCCACAGGTTCAGGTGCAGGTTCGGCGACGGGTGTTGGTGCGCTTATTCCTGTCCGTACAGCAACGGGTTCGGGTGTCGGTTCGGGTACTGCTGTTGAAATTGTTGTTAGTGTCCGTACAGCGACAGGCTCGGGTGTGGGTGCTGGTACCGGTGTTTGGTTGTTGGTGTCTTTGCGTACAGCCACAGGTTCGGGTTTAGGTACACAAACTTGTGTTGGTGCAAGAATTAACAGGCGTACAGCGACAGGTTCAGGTGTTGGTACTGGTACGGCGGATTGGGATAAGTCACACATTTTCCGTGTGCCGTACACAGACACGTACGGTGGTGGCGCGTTCGGTATGTTCGATGTTGAGAACCGTTTAGGTTCGTACTACAAAACTTATACTCGTGGTCTAAACCTTTACAAGTTAACTAACGGCGAGTACACTACTGTGGAACAACGAGATCAAGGGCAGGTTAAAAAATTGTGGCATGGTGGCAGGGATCATTTTTTGACTGATGTGGAATACGCTGAACTTGTTGCAGACGGATTCGGAGCGAATATAACCTGATGGCTATTTTTAGGACACCTACAGAGAACGTGGTTGCGGTGTTGCCCGTTGATGAAAACGAGTTGTCATCAGAAGAAAAGTTGGCTCAACGGTTGGCTCGGCATGTTGCGCCAAGTGCGCGTGGTATCAACGTGTTTTTGTTGACTGACGGAAACTATGTTGAGAGACAGCCTGGCGATATGGCTACTGTTGCTAAAACATATTATGGTGGTCACGACATTCAAGTTACGGCTACTGAGGTTGCTTCGTTGACGGCAGCAGGATATGGGGCGTACATTGAAGCATAGGGAAACTCATCCAGGTTTAGATGTCGAAGGTTGTTTCGGTTGTCGTATCGCACATTTCAATGTTTCGGCTGAGGCTATGCCTACACGCAAACCTGGTTCAAAACGGATCATTGAGAAGGAACGGGTTCTACATAAAGACCTTGACGCTTATCACCGGTTGCGTCAGGATGGTCAGCAACCTAAATCTATTGATGGTGCTGCGATTGTTGAGAAACGTGCTGAGGAGAACTGGCAGGTTGCTACAGGTATTTTGCCTGACAAAACCAACGTTGTTGGCTAAATGCTTTTAACAATTTATGTGCCGACATTTAATCGGCCCGATATTGAACCATGTTTGGCTTCTATTGTTCCGCAACTTGTTGACGGTGTTGAACTTATTGTTAGCGACAATGACCCTGATGGTTACGCTGAACAGTTCGTTAAACAGTATCCGCAGGTTCAATACAGTAAACGGTTAAAGAACATTGATGGCGACCCGAACGTGTTTCGTGGGGTGACGCAAGGTTCCGGTAAATATGTTTGGGTGTTCGGTGACGATGACACAATGTTCCCTGGAACGGTTGATGCTTTGTTACCGATGTTGGATGGTGTTGATCGGGTGCTGCATTGGACTCCGAACAGTCGTGAAGTGAACGCAGGGTTCTCAGGAAAACTGTGTGACTATATGAATAGTCTTAATGATAAATCTATTCTTGTTGCTTCGACAACGATTACGTCTACGGTGTGGCGTAGGGATGCCATGAACGTTAGTTTGGGTTTAGATAAATTGGATACAAGATATCCTTTGGCTTGGGCTGGTTTGTTTATGCAAACAATCAAAGTTATGCCGACACCTACTTTGACGATTGGTGCTATCTACCGTGACAACGAGTTTTCGTATTTCAAGACTGTGATGGATGAGTATTTGCAGGCGTGGAGTCTGGCTGTTGGTGCAAACTGGATAGGTTTCAAGCAGGCAAACAAATGGAATTTTGTGAGCGTCGAATCGTGAACTACCAGTATTGGTTCGGTACTGAAGCATCCAAGTACGGGTATGGTGCGATGTTGGAAGGGTTCAGGTCGGGGTTGCCTGCCGATGTTGAGTTGCACGATCAGGCTTCTGTTGCGGTGTTGATGTACAACCCGTCTTTGGTTCACGGGTTTTTACGTGGGCAACATCGTGCGCTGTATACGATGTGGGAAACCACAGAGTTACCTGAGAAGTATTACAGATATTTAGATACCTACGATCAGGTTATTGTGCCGTGTGAACATAACCGTGAACTGTTCTCAAAGTATGCACCTAACGTTTCTGTTGTGCCGTTGGGTGTAAACGTTGACTATTGGAAGCCGACACCTAGACCAGCAAATAACAGGTTCAGGTTTCATGCCGGTGGCTCGATGTGGCTACGCAAAGGGTTGGATGTCGTTGTCAAAGCGTTCGAGTTATCTGGGGTTGACGCAGAGTTACATATCAAGGTTCCGATGAAACGGTTTGTACCGGATAGAGAATGGCCGTCAAACATCATTATCCATACGGGATGGATGTCTAAAGAAGAACAGTTTGATTGGTTTAATCAAGCGGATTGTTTTATTGCGGCGAGCCGTGGCGAAGGGTTTGGGTTAATGCCGTTGCAGGCTATGGCTATGGGGATCCCTACGATTGTTACCCCGACTTCTGGGCAGGCACAGTTCTCTGATCTTGCTTCCGTGGTTGTTCCGGTTACATCTCAGAACTGCTCTGGTTACGAGATTGACAGTTTTGCTGGCTGTTGGGATGAACCTGATGTTGACGCGCTTGTAGAGGCTCTCAGAGGGGTCTGCGGGGCTTCTGACAGTTATAAGGCTGTGGCGTTGAATCGTGTTGGTCGGGTTGCTGAATACAGTTGGGATAAGTCGTGCCGCAAACTGTTGAACGTGTTACCTGTCGGCCATGTTTTAGATAACCCTGTGTTTGAACCGTATCTTTGTTTCGTAAAAGTTAGGGTGAACCGTGTTTGTGAGGCTGGGATTAACAACGATCATTGGGATTTCGTGCCAGGGGTTGACTACATGGTGCCTAATCAAGTCTATGATATATTGGTTAGAGCAAACTATATTGAGTCTTTCGAGATTCTGAAACGGAGCAACGATTATGCCAATGGTGGGAAAAAAGAAGTTTCCATACACAAAAAAGGGTAAAGCTGACGCTAAAAAGGCAGCCAAGAAAACTGGTATGCCGATGAAGAAAGCAAAAAACTACTAACAAATGTCAACTGCTGGTGCGGTACTAACTAGAGCCAGTCGCCAACTTTTATCGGGAACCGTTGAAGAACGAAACAAGTTAGCGACAACGGTTACTTCGGCAGACACTTCTATTGTGCTGTCCTACGATCTGGGTGGGTTCCGTGAAGGTTCAGTTATTGAGATTGAATCAGAGTTGATGTATGTGTGGGAGTCTTCCACAGCAACCAAAACTTTGACTGTTCAACGAGGCTACGACGGCACTACCGCAGTAGCACACACCAATGGTGTTCTCGCCACAGTAAACCCAAGATTCCCACGTCAACAAATGTTGGATTCTTTGAACTCTGACATTGATGATCTGAGTTCCACAATGAACGGCCTGTTCCGTGTCGTGGCACAAGACATTACTTATAACGGGTCTGACCGTCAAATCAATTTGACTTCAGCTACGGGAATTATCGACCTGATTGATGTCAGGTTGCGTTATTTGGCTGACGACTATCCGGTGATCCGTAAGGTCAGGTTGCAACGTAATTTGCCGACAGCAGATTTTGCGTCAGGTTTCGCTATCGTTTTTGATGAACCGGTTATGGCTGGTTCTTTGCGGGTTGTTACGAAACGTGAGTTCACTCGTGCTTCTAGTGAGTCATCGGATTTGCAGTCGGCGTGTTTCGTGCCGCAATCTTGTGAGGACATTTTGGAGATGGGTGTTTTGTTGCGGATGATGAACGGGCGTGAAATTAAACGGAACTTTATTGAATCGCAAGGTGACACTCGTAGATCGGATGAGGTGCCTGCTGGTTCTACACGGGATTCGTTGACGAACATTCAAAGGTTGCGTCGTGAACGTATCATCGCTGAAGCGGCACGACTTAAACAGCAGTATCCACTAGTTTTTAGGAAGTAGCCGATGGCTGCCTATCTTGTAGATTTTACTACCGCTTATAGTCCTGCGCCTGCGTTTTACACGGGTACCGGTGCGACAACTCTTGTACCTAACATTTTTCCTGTCGCTATCAACGGTAGACCGTATCTGATTGATTTGAAAGCGAACTCGTTTCAACGTCAGTACGATGCGCGTGTCCGTGACTCGGTTGACCAGTCAGCTGAACCTGGTGAGTCTGCGATCAACCCGCAAGGTTTGTGGCGACGTTCGCAATCGTCTTGGCATTATGGTGCCGGTCAAGTTTATGGTGATACTGCTGACGCTGAAGCGTTCAGGTTTAACACTTCGAAAGGTGTTGATGTTTGGAGCAAAGGTGAAGCAACTTTATTAAAGGATACGACACAGGTGTTGGCTGATAGTGCGGCGACGTTGCAGGCTTTGACTGTTGGTACACGACTGTATGTGGGTACTGGTGGCGATGTTAAATATACAACGAATCTTTCTACGTTTACGAACTGCACTAGTGAACCTGCTGGGAACGTTGGCGGTATGGCGACTGACGGTTTCAATGTGTTTGTTGCGTTCGCAAGTCACGGTATCCATAAGGTCACTACTAGTTCCGATGCGTTCGTTTCGTACATTTCGGGTACTGACACGTTCGTTAATTTGCGTTACGTTAAAGGCCGTTTAATGGCTTCGGAAGATAACGATGTCTATAACTTCACTTCTTCGGGTGGCGCAGGTTCACCGTTGTTCAGTCACGCAAACACAGGGTTTCGTTGGGTTGGTTTCGCTGGCGGTCAGAACCAAATCTATATGGGTGGGTTTGCAGGTAATCAGTCGCTTGTTTATCGAACAACTATTAAAGCTGATGCAACATCGTTGGATACTCCGATTGTTGCGTTGGAGTTACCTGCCGGTGAGATCATCACGGGTTTGGATTCGTATTTAGATTTTGTTTTGATTGGCACTACGAAAGGTATCCGTGTGGCTACGTCGGACACTAACGGGAACCTTGTGTCAGGTCCACTTATTCAGATTGGTTCGTCGGTTACTTCGTTTAGTGGTGAAGGCAGGTTTGTTTGGTTTAACTGGACTAACTTTGATGGCACTTCGACAGGGTTGGGTCGTTTAGATTTGGGTGTGTTCATTTCAACTAACCAGCCTGCTTATGCTTCTGATCTGATGGTGACAGCGCAAGGTGCTGTCAGTTCGGTGAACACGATCAATAGTCGGCCTGTGTTCGTGGTGGTGGGTTCAGGTATCTATGTTGAACATGCAACCGATCTTGTTGCGTCAGGATATTTGGAGTCAGGTATTTATCGTTGGGGTGTACCGGATGCGAAGTTTGTGCCGAAATGGGATTTGCGTTGCCGACCTTTGAACGGGTCTGTAACTTTGTCTATTAAAACTGATGGTGGTTCGTACCACGATTTTCAGGCGTTCAGTTTGGTTGGCGGTAAAGAGAAAACGATTAACGGTTTAGAGGACAGAGTGTTTGAGGCTGAGGTGAAACTTACTTTGGGTAGGTCGGCTACCAGTAACACGGTTAGCCCTGAGGTAACTAGGTGGATGGGTCGTGCTTATGCTGCACCGTTGCGTTCACAGATTTTTTCGGTGCCACTCATTATGCACCACAAGTTGAGTATTCGTGGCAGAGAGTATTTCCAGGATGTTGATAACGAGATGCGGTTTTTACGCGATTTGGTGGACACCCCCCGTATTGTCACCTATCAGGAGAACGAGGAGACTTTTTCGGTGATTGTTGAGAATGTCCAGTTTGAGGTTTTGGATGACTCGAATGTTCATAACCGTTGGGATTGGGAAGGAACCGCTACTGTTATTATGCGATCAGTAGCGTAGTGTATACTTCAGGAGACTTATGGCAGCAGTAACTAGACGACAGTACAAAGGTGCGGCGGCGGCTACTACGACGACGAACGCTCTCGGTGTTGGTGATACTTCGGTAACTTTGACGGCGGCTACAGGTTGGCCTTCGTCTGCTGGTGTGCCGTTTTATGTGGTGATTGATCCAGGTACTTCGTCTGAGGAGAAATGTTCGGCGACGATCTCTGGTTCTACTTTGACTTTGACTCGTGCGCAGGATGATACGACTGCTGCGGTTCATGCTTCGGGTGCGACGATCTATCCGGTGTTCACGGCTGATGATGCTGATGAGGCTAATTTGTTTGCGTCGACGATGACTACTCGTGGTGATTTGTTGACGATGGGTGCTGGTCCTACGGTTGCCCGTGTTGCTTTGGGTGCTTCGGGTACGGTGTTGAAGTCGGATGGTACGGATGCTTCGTGGGCGACTATTGTTGCGGCGAACATCGCTACTGATGCTGTAACTACCGTAAAAATTCAAGATGATGCTGTTACGCAAGCAAAGTTGGCTGACCGTGTTGTTGGTTCTGCTGAACTTGATAATCTTACTTTGAACGCTCAGACGGGTACGACCTATACTTTAGTGTTAACTGATGCACACAAGTTGGTGACACAATCAAACGCTTCTGCAATTACGACGACTATTCCGCCTAATTCTTCGGTTGCGTTTGAAATTGGCGACCAAGTGAACTTGTTGCAACTCGGTGCAGGTCAGGTGACTGTTGCTGCTGGTTCGGGTGTGACGATTCGTTCTGAAGGAACTAAATTAAAACTTAAAGGTCAGTATGCTGCCGCGACTTGTATAAAAATTGCTTCTGACGAGTGGGTGCTTGTCGGCAATTTGTCAGCGTAAGCCATGCAAATTCTTGCAAACGTGGGTGCAGCGGGAATACCTTTGATTGTTGATACCTTAATTATTGCGGGCGGTGGCGGCGGTGGTAGTGGCGCGGCGGCGGCAAACAACGGCGGCGGCGGCGGTGCAGGTGGTTATCGTTATTTTACAAATGAAACATTAGCATTATCTACGAATTACACTTGTACGGTTGGTGCTGGCGGTGCAAGAAATGTTGCTGGAAATAATTCTGTTTTTAATGCTTACACTTCGGCGGGTGGTGGTCGTGGTGGTGGCGAAGTTCCTGCTGTTGTTGGCGGTGCTGGCGGTTCAGGTGGTGGCGGTGGTCCAGCTTCGCCCAATACTGGTGGCGCAGGTAACACTCCAAGCACTTCGCCTGCACAAGGTTTTGCAGGTTCAAATGGAAATCCGAGTAGTCCATTTCAAGGCGGCGGTGGCGGCGGCGCAAGCGAGGCAGGCGGAACAGATGCAACTGGTTACGGCGGCGACGGTACAGCAAATTCTATAACTGGTTCAAGTGTTTTTTATTCAGGTGGCGGTGGTGGCGGTGCTGATAACAACGAAGGTTTAGGCGGTGACGGCGGCGGCGGAAAAGGTTCAAGAGCAGGTATTTCAGTTGCTATAGCAGGCACAGCAAATACAGGCGGTGGCGGTGGCGGTGGCAGTTCACAAGATGCAGACAAAATTATTGGTCAGCCAGGCGGAAGCGGTGTTGTCATCCTTCGATACCCGACTGCGGCAGGCACAATCACTATTGGCGCAGGTTTAACAGGCACAACAGCAACAGACGGCACAAACAAAGTTACAACAATTACCGCTGGCACAGGCAATATAAGTTGGGCATAATGGCACACTACGCATTCTTAGACGCAAACAATGTTGTAACCGAAGTAATAGTTGGCATTGACGAAACAGAACTTATTGAAGGTCTTGACCCTGAAACTTGGTACGGGAACTTGCGTGGGCAAGTTTGCAAACGCACTTCATACAACGGGAACATTCGCAAACAATACGCAGGTATCGGTTACACCTATAACGCTGATGCTGATGTGTTTATTGTTGCGCAGCCGTATGCATCGTGGACTCTTGACAGCGATCACGAGTGGCAACCACCAACATCGATGCCAAACGATGTTTCATTTACTAATCGTTATCAATGGAACGAAGAAGAACTCAAATGGGTCGCCGTTCAACTAGGTGGCTGATACCGCTACCAGCAATCCTGTTTACAGTTTTTTCACAAACCGCCAACGCTGAACCAACACCAGGGTTAGCAACCACCTACTACACAATCGACGAAATACCACCAACCCAATCCACCACCGAATACCCTGTCTGCGGTACAGAGACAGAGAACAACATCAACCGCAGCTACGATGGCGAACCATACGAGGATTGCACAGGCGACCTGTTCATGGTCCACATGACAGGCTACATAGACATCCCTGAACACAACACGATTGAGTTCTGGCTGGCATCAGATGACGGCGGAGAAATAACTATCGACGGCAACACGTTCGGTAACTGGTATGACCAAGGATGTTCAGCAACCGAATCAGGTCCACTACAACTAGACGCAGGCAGCCAACCCTTAGAACTATGGATGTACGAAAATGGCGGCGGCACCTGCATAATGCTCGCCTGGAACATCAACGGTCAAGGCTGGGAAATGATCCCCGACTCCGCGTTCACTACTAGTAGTAGCCCAACCACCACAACAACAACCACGACCACGACAACCACAAGCACGTTGCCCCAAACAACAACAACAACTTCAACCACAACCACGACTTCATCTACAACAACCCTTCCACAAGAAACGACCACAACGACTTCAACAACTCTTGCAACAACAACCACGCAAACGACAACAACAACGTCAACGACGACCATCCCAATTCAAACAACGACCACAACTTCTGCACCATACACTCCCCCTCAGACAACGATTGCTATTCCCACCATCGAGATTCAACCCGTAACCACCATAACCGTACCCGAAACCATAGTTGTCTTACCCGAAACCACAGCACCACAAACATTTATAACCGAACCAGACGAAGTGATTTTACCTGACACAACCGAACCGGAAACATTTATAACCGATCCTGACGGTCCTGTAGAAGAACCTGTTGTGCCTGTTCAGACAACCATTCTTGAGACATTTTTTCCCGACTACGAAGATGGGCCTGTTCTTGACGAAACAGAACAGCCAATAGACACAATAGAGCTGCCGGAATATATATCAGAAACAACACTATTAGAAGCACAGGATTCATCACCCATCACCCTACCCGAACTTGTAACCGACGAACAAGTAGCAGAAGTATTAGAAGAAGTCATCGAAGATGAACCCGTCACCGACAAACAAGTAGAACAAATCCTAGAAACCCTCACCGAAGCCGCACCTGAACAAATTGTTGAAGCCATCACCCAAGTCCTAGCCGCAGACATCACCT